TCAACCCGACAGAAACAGCTTCGCGGAGTCGCCCTACTTCTTCATTGAAATAAAGTTTAGCTTTGGCCGTGTCCTCCGGGGTTAATGTAAGTACGCACGTATTGATTAATACTTGTTGTTCTTCTAATAGCGAGCCGCTGTATTCTGAGTTGAATTTAGTTACAAAAGTTTTATAGGCTAACTTACCAATTGGTTCCATGGCCATGGCTTTTTCAACTTGCGGTTTGGCAGACAAAAATCCCGCAACTTGTTCTTCTAAGATTACTTTAGCCTTAGTTGACATTGCTGACGCATCACTTTGGAAAATCTGCGCGATACTGGCCAGATATTTATAGTTTGGTACAAAATTAGAAAAGATGGAAGATCCCAAAGCTTTGTTGATATTATTAATCAATGCAGTCTGCTCTGTAAATAAAACTTTGCTGTCAAGTTTTTCGTGTTCTTTTTTAACCGCATCAATTAATCTGCGCGCTGTTGTATATGGAATTGCTTTATAGCTTTCACGATACAACGTACGATATATATCCAATTCTTTACGTAACTCAGTTCCTTTTTTGAAATGATTTACTAGAATATTCTTGATTTCCAATTGTTTGTCAGACTCACCCACAGAAACAGCAACAGCCATTTCTCGTATTAGCGCTTCATATAAAAATGCTGGATTACGCTTCTTGTTGTGCTTCATTCTCATTGACTTTTTTCTCCATATCTTTAATAGTGTCTAACGACTCAAGAAGCTTTTTAATTTCGAAGCGGTTTTTTCGTAATTTAAGTACTTCTTCATCAAAATAATTAGTTATTGACTCTTGGAACATTCCACGTGACAGGTTACTTAATTCAGAACTGCCAGCAAACTTGCTACGTTTAGATCGACCTTTCGATTCGTCGCTCCATTGACCTTTCATAGATCTTGTACGTGCGCCGATTCCTCTAGAATCTGTTTTAGTTGGATGATATACTTTGCCTTTTGAACCAGCGGTTGTATAACCTTCTTTTCTACGACCCGGCGCAGCAAGTAACGCGTTGTCGTCTTCTCCACCTCCAGATTCATCGCCGGTTTCGCCTTCAATTGAACCTAAATCAAAATCATCTTCATCTGAAGTTGGTACATCATCTAGACCCAAACCTAATTCTCCACCTCCTCCTGTACCGCCACCAAGGCCCATGCCGTCAGCGTCCTCTTGACCAATTGCATCAAGAGTTGTTTGGAATTTGGCATCAGAGAATAGCTCGCGCTGACAACGCTCAAATTCTTCATCAGATACGCCAAGAAGATTTGCAGCAATCCAACGACGGCTGAAGAAACCATCCGTTGCTGCTGCAGCAACATCAAATTTTGTTCGCCAGTGTTCTAACTCTTGTAATTCAGCAATTTTTGAAGGATTATTTAATGAAAGTGTAAATGCAAGTAAATCATCGCCGGTATATCCTAAGATATAAAGGTGGATAATACCAATCTTTTCTAATTCTTTAATTGCTGCACGTTGTAATCTTTGAACTGTACGTGCGAACCTGATATCTTTTTGGGCTAATGTTGATTTGTCTTCATCTGAGCCTTCGCCTCTAGAAAGATAAGATTGAGGAACCTTCAATGCTGAGAATAGTTTATCTCTTAAATATTTAACGTCGTCAATATCTCCGGTATATGTACCACCGGGTAATGATTCAATCCGAGTGTGTTTATCGCCGCGCACAGGAATAAAGAAATCTTCATCAATACCCATAGGATTGTGGCGAAGGTCAATTTTACCAGTTGCGGAGTCTACAAGCTTGTTTCTTTTCATTGAAGAAATTACATGTTGCATGTGCTGGTCTACATCTTCTGGATTAATGTTTCCAACATCGACATAAAAAACTCTACGCTCTGGGGCTCTAACAATTCTGTAAGCCATCATAGAATCTTCAAGTAGTGTTAATTGTCGCCAAATTCTACGCGCTGGTTCTAAGATCGATGTGCCATATGGCGCGTATTTATCGTTTCCTAAAATTCTGAAGTGAGACATTTGCCAGTTTTCAAACGTCATACCGGCTGAGTTCCATTGGAATTGAATATAATTGGGGTTGCTTTTATCTTCACCCTCCATTCTTTCAATTTCTCCTGCCGGCAAACCAATGGTATTAATGATACCAGTTTTTTCATCGATATCTAGATATAAAAAGAAATCGCCATATTTACACATTGTCCGACACCAACCAAACATATTAGAATCCACATTCATAATATTATGATAAAGGTTTTGAAGTACATGTTTGATTTCTTCGTTGTCGCAATGAATATTAAGCATTGTCCGCAAATCGTTTGATGTTGTCATTTCGTCTGCGTAAATATCTAATGAAGAGTTAATCTCTGGAGTGTATTCCATTTGGTCAAAGTCCATATATCTTTGGACACGACCATGGGTGGCCATGATATTGGCTGCAATATTATCAAATGGGTTATATTCTAACCTCTTAAAGTTTTGCCCACCGGCATCTTTGAATCTAGAACTATATTTGTCTAGTTGTCGTCTTTTTAATCGTCTGGTTGTTTGAGAACGATAGTTGATTAAGGGGCCGGAAAATAGTCTAGTTAATTGTTGGAATAACTTTGACCCCGGATTCCTCGGATTATTCTGTTGTTTCGCCACTTATTACCCCTTGTATAACCAATTATATTGTTTGTGATCAGCATCAGCGCTGGTTTGATCATCTAATTGTTTTGCTGCATGTTCGCGTTTTATCATGCCGGGAATTGTTGTATCAATTGTGGTTGTTGACCGAACAATCGAACGCATAAAGGCCACCTTATAATCGTTTTCTTTTTTCGAATGTTCGTAAATTGTTGCACGTACCCAACACGCTATAGCTGCTGGTATAACTAGATCGTCATTATAACCTTTTTGGGCTTGTGGACGACCATTATGCCAAATAAACGTCGTAATTTCATGATATGTACGTTTTGAATTAAAATGAATTTGTTTGTTTCTAATAAACTCTTCCAATTTAGCAATCACAATTGGACGGCTTGCAAAAGACATAGCGAATCCAATATGGCAATTTGCTTTATATTCTGCGACATTTGGCGATACATATTCGTGATCACCCTTTGTCTCATAATACACATTGGGGTAGTCCATTTCTTTTAATTTGCCTAAAGCATACTCGCCCTTATTATTTTCCACAACAATCATCGCATCATTGTATTCCCGGCCAGCGCCATACATTATTGTAGCATAAATGTCGGATGTAACTTTACCTTTATATTCTGCAACCTGTTGCATTGAAGAAACTTTAAAAACGTGGAAGCCGGAATAATCTTCACCATCACCTCTGGCTACATCTGCAACCAATAAATAATCTTCACCTTCTTCGGGTTGTTCCCATATCCAATATTTTCTATCCATTCCAGTTTCATATAACGGATCATCTAAGTGTGATTCTATAAAATCAATATCTGATGGATGTATGACCGTATCGCCTGAGGCGTTGAAGTTACACAGCAATTCTTGAGCAATTTGTGTGTGGCTTAGGTTTCTAGTTTCATGTTGGAACCACTCTTCGTTACGTTCAGGGTGTACATCCCACATGAGTTTGACCGGGTGGAAATCGTTTTCGCCTTCGTCTGCTTTTTTATATGTTTCGTGAAAGAACCCACCGACGCCGTTGGGTGTGGAAATTACTAAACAACGTCCACCGGTAGACAGCGTACTGTATAAGCCGGTCCATTTGTCTGTCAAGCCTTCAATGTGTGCAGCCTCATCAAGAACTAATAATGAAAGAGCTTCGGAACGACCGGCATCAGATGAAGTTGAAACAGATTTTACTGTTGAACCATTATCGAAAGCCAACTCCCACATGTTATCCTTTTCCATTCCAACAAGGCTCTGCATCCATTTGGGAAGGTTGTTATAAATAATCTTGACCTTCTTAAGAAGGTTGGCGGCAGTACTTCGTTTGGTTGCCATAATCAGAACATTCTTTTCTTTAAAGAATACCATTAACCAACAAATATATGCGGCAGTAAGCGTAGAAATGCCTAACTGTCGAGCCTTCAAAACGATCGTAAATCGATTATCATTGAAGTCTTGAAGTAAGTCTTTTTGAAAATCAAAGGTCTTAAAAGGAATTAAGCCTTTTTTGGGGTGGGATATCTTAGCGTAGTTATTAATAAAATAGTCCGGACTCTTTCCAGATTCACGAACTTCTTTAAATATTTGCTTTTTAGTTAATTTATAGGCCATATTGTAGTAATTAGTATACTACATGACATTAAATTCATTAAATATTAAGCCTCTTTGCGAGTTACGTTCTCTGGCTTTTTGGCTCCAGTATATTTGTCTTTACCAATCTCAAGAAATTTCTTGATGCTGGCATCTAATAAATCGTCTGGTGTACCTTGGCCGATATTCTCAACTTCTTTAATCGATCCAATGTTATAAACCTTTTGGGCCATTACAAATGTTCGAATGCGTGAGAGCGCTTGGACGTGTATTGTAGCTGCTCCATCTTCAGACAAGTTTACAGAACTTCCGACAACCGATTTATATTCTTTCTTAAGAAAGCTGGCAATTTGCTTAAAGCAATCTTCTACAACATCGACATACTTATCGTTATTAATATCTTTTCTTGTCATTTCACCTTGATAAGAAACAATTAACTTACTTCCTGAGAATTTTACTCCGAAGCCGTCCATGATTCTTTTATCAATTAGTGGATCGCCCACCTCTCGACGGAGGCCTGCTTTTTTGCTAGTACCATCTGCAGTAAACCGCTCATCATGAGAACCATCATATGCGTTTGCGGCAGCTTGCGCCAAGCCTTGTACTATTTCTATTGTTGTAGCCAATTTTAACTCTCCTTAAGTTTAATACGTTTTAACACTTCTTCTTTAATTATGGTTTTCAATGTGCTTTGTTCTTTTAAATACGTATTATTTTTTCTGCACGTGCGGAAGCGTGGCCTCCGGTTGTTTTTGAAGCACCATAAAATACCAATGTTTTCAACGATGCAGAAATATCAGATAAAAGCTTTAATACTTCTTGTCTTTGTAACTCAGAATGTTTTTTAGAATAATCGGAAATTTGTTTGTTGTCGTCAGCGGTCATTTATCGATCCTCAATATGCTCAATATAACACCTAAAACAACAATCATACTTTGCAAAATATATTTCATCCCTTGCCAGTAAAGTATAACGCTCGCATCGCGGGCATTCATTCTTATGTGTCCTATTAATTAGTTTCTCACTAATTAAAACCCCATTTTGCTCGACCTCTCCAACTGGATTCTTGGCGCGTTTGGCTTCTCGGACTTTTTCTTGTTCTTTGTATAGCTGTTCTTTTTCTGGCGTCCAAAATTGTTTTGGATTAACGATAGTCTCAGGCCCATATTTTTCTGCAATTGCTTTTTCTACACCAGCAATCATTCCGGGTAGTTTAGGCTTCGACATAATCTTCCGGCCTTGTTAATGAATTTGGATATCGATAGTCTGCATAATACAACCAAAGCTCGGAAACTCTATTTAACAATTTACTAGCCTCTTCTTCCGAATGATCGAACATTAATGCTGTATGAAATTGGTCATTCAAAAATTCTTCTAGTTCGTTGATAAAGGGTTTTTTCTGCATTTTGGCGCGTTTATAAAGACCCACGACGTGTGCTTTGGTTTCAGCTTCTGAAGTATAATACTCTCTTGCGTTATCTAAATCATGCCAAACATAACCATCTTGGGCTGTAACTTTGGCTGCTAAATCTACTAAGATTTTTTCATCCTGCATGGCATGTTCTAGTTCGTGTCTGATTGCACCTTTGATTTCTGCATTGATAAAATTATAGTCGTAATGTTCTGGCAAGTCTAAATGTAAATCAATTCTGCCAGTTGCTAGTCGATCACCCGGTGTGAAAGAATATGCAGCATATACAGACGGGTATGTCTCGTTAGGATAATATCGGACCACACCGTGTAAGTCTTTCATAAAACTTAATTCCATAAATTCTTCTTCAATTGTGTGCCAAATAGAAAAACGCATTTCTTGCATGTGTTTTAAATCATGCATGAATTCATCATCAGATAAGATTTCCATAAATTTTCTTGCAACAAGAGAACTTAGTTTTTCTAAAGCTTTGCCAAACCCTGCCATTAGTCGCTTGATACCTCTTGCACTAAGAAAAACATTCCAATAGTAATTGCGATTCCGACAACAGTGCCGCCCGTTGCCCACAAAATCGAATGGTCCTCAGATTCTTTTAATACCAAATCTTGAAGACGTGTTATTTCTTTATCCCTCAAATCTAAAACCAGTGTGTTGGTTGTAGTAATACTATCAATCGAAACGTTTAATAAATCAATCTCTTTTTGATATCGAGCCGCTTGTTTCTCCAGTTGGAAACTCAAGCGAAGTTCGTATTCGCTAGCTGTATATTTTTCTTCTACCAAAATTTTAGCGGCAGCGGGCATGTTTAAAAGTACACCGTCATAAGGCGCTGGCGTATCTTTTTTAATACCTTGGATTTGTGGTGGAATTGATTGTGCCATGGCTGTACTGGCCACAAAAGCTAAAATAGTTAAGATGCTTATAATCTTTTTCATTTAAATACCAAACCTTTCTCTTAATTTTTCGGCCATCAGATCCGGATCGCCATCGGTTTCTTTGATAATTCTTTTGAGTTCTTTCTCTTTTTTGGCCATCAGTTCGTGTTTAGCTAAACCTTCGCGCTTGGCAATATCATCTAATATCTCATCGTATTTTTCATTAACGCGGGCTTCTTTTTCTAATCGATCTTTTTCAGCCTTTTCCAGAATTGCTTTTTCTTCTTTATGACTGTCACGGCTTATTTCTAGAAGTTTTTGCGCAGCGCTAGGATTTCGCGTATATAGTAATACACATAAAGCAACAATAGCTATAACTGGAAAATACCAATAGTTTTTCAACCATGTCCACGCCTTAAGTAGCGTAAACATAATTACACCTTAGCGCTGATTTTGTTTAATTGCTTTAGCGCTCTTTTAAACTCAACAACATTACCTTTGGCTAAATATTCTGAGCATTCAACCAATTTAGAAAAGGCTTCGTCGGCGTCGGTCTTTTCAACCAATTTGACGTTAACAATTTCTTCTTTAATAAGTTGTTTTAGTTTTGATTTTGCAATTTGCATTCAGTTACTCCTTTCGTTTTCTTGTCGTTCTTTTGCGGGATTGTTTCTTAAAGCCTTTAGGGCGATACGAGCGAGAACCCCATATATCAGTAGAAACTTCAACTTCATATCCGCTACCTTTAAATAACTCGCCCAGCACTTCAAACTCGGGACTGATATCATATAACCATTCAAACATGGCTTCTGGATAATCTAAAAACTTTTTTCTTGTTTAATAATTTGTTTTAAAGTACTTAAGACAATTCTCATTAATCATTATCTCCATGTTTCCATTGGGTAGCGATATCAGAAAGGCCTTGAATACCCACATACATCAAAGAAATTGCTACCCAATCTTCAGATGTTATTCCTAATTCTGCATACATTAATCCTGTAGCAGTTAGCCAAACCATCAATTTTCTTGATATTAATTTATTAAGAATTTTATCGATAAAGCTAGTTTTCATTAACCAACTCCGATAGAGCCAGTCCAGTTGTTCTGTAAATTAGTCGTGTCGATGTTGGTTAAACCAGCAATAATGTTTGCTTCAGAAGGTGTCGCGCCATCGGCCATAAGAAAGACAGATGATACTTTAAAAGCCCCCTCATATGATTCTGTATCAGATAACAGAAAATAGTTGTTTGGTGGACTTGCTGCTGACGAGGATACACCACGTGATGAAAATCCAACGCGGATATCTGCAGAAGCTGTGCCAACGTTTTTTACGTTAACAAACCTAGTAACTCTTGGGAAGGCGATTTCAATTGGTACATCGACGGGCACCGTGATTGATGCGGACGCAAAAGGAATAGAACTAACCTGATAACTACCCACATTTTGTAGTCCTGCCGAGTAATTGTGTAGATTACGATCTGTCATATAATTCTCCTTACTTGATTATACTATATAATTAGTAAGGAATTCAATGATTATACACTTACATATGCATAACCATTATTTTTCTCGATGGTAATTTGTTGGTCGGCGCAGTCCTTTAATGATTCTAGGTGGGAAATTAAAAGAATTGTATTAAAATGAGATTTAATCAAGTCAAGTAAAGAAACAAAGCCATCCATATTATCAGCATCTAAGGCTGTACCGGGCTCATCCAAAATAAACACATCTGATTTAGGAAGGCTAGAAACCGTCAACAATGCTAAACGAATAGCCATGGCTGAAATTGTTTTTTCTGCCCCCGATCCCATTTCCAACGGACGGGGTTCATGCTTGGGATGTTTGATAAACATTTTTAGATGCTTCCCGTCATTTTCAAAGAACATTTCAAAATCAACAATATTTGTCAAAATCTTAGCAATTTCGTTGTTAATGATTGGTAACCGCTTTTTAATGATATTGTAAGATATTCCGCTACTGTGCATACAACGCTGGTATAGATCGTATACGGCGTAATCTTTTTCTAGCTGTTCTTTTCTTTCACGTTCTTCTTGACAAACTAATATTTTTGCTTCAATTGATCCGTTTTCTTTAACCAAACTCATCACAGCTTTTCTACAAACATTGATTTGTTTTTGTTTATCTTGTTTCTCCGATTCTTTGACCACTAGTGCTCGGACAAGTTTGTCTTTGCTGTCTATTTTTTCTTTATTTTCAGTGTATGTATCTGTTTGTTCTTCTAATTTGTTCAATTCAATTTCTAACTTAGCTGATTGGTCATCAAAAGTACGACATTTAAGTTTGGCCTCTAAAATGGTTCTACTAATTTCACTTTTTTTCTGAACAACTCTTTCATATTTATCGATCAAAGTTGTTAATTCTTTTTGACGTGGTGTGTCAATCTTGGAACCAATTTCACTATGATTAGAATGCATACCGGCTAACTGCCGTTCATTGATTGTCAATTCTTTTAAAGCTTTATATGCGCCGGTTTTAAAGGAACATGTTTTGTATTCGTCACCGCACGGTACTGTTTCTAAAATTTTAGTTTGGTCAAACAAACGTTCTTTAGTTTCAGTTAAAGCTTTGGTACTAGCCAATACAGAATCCAACATGTGTACATAATTTTCTTGTATAAGAAGTTCTTCATTATATACGTTGATATCAAAAGCTTTTAGAAACTCTAAAATTTCTTTTTCTGTATTTAATGAATCATTCAAAAATTCTGTAGCAGTCGTTCCGTTAGCTATAGATTCTGCCCATTCTTCTGTTTTCTTCTTTGAAACTTTTCTTACTTTTTCAATATCGATTAGTTCAGTTGGGATCCCTTCTATCTCTGAACGTCTCTTTTGTACTTCTGAAGTTATATCTTCAAAGTCATCTAAAAGTTCTTGGCAAACCTTTTCTTGTGTTTTTATGTTTGCTTTGTTAATAATCAACAAAGCAGTTAGGTCTTTGATTTCTTCCGTGAATTCGCGCTCGCCCATTAATTTTAAGGCACCCTTAATATTCGCGCTTTCTTCTTTCACAATGCGAAATTTCTTTTCAAATAATTCTAAATCAAGAAATTTTGCTAACAATTCTTTGCGGCGAGTCGATCCCTCACTGACAAATTGTAACGCCCCTAACTGGCTAGCCATAGAAGTTAACAAGAAATCTTCCAACGTACCGAATTGTTTACGAATGTTTTTGTCAGTATCGTTACGAGTCAAACCGTTTAGTGACGTAACGTCTTTCGTTGCTAAATCTAGTACTTCGAAATTAACATCAGTTCGGGCTTCTAATGTTTCTTCACCCTTAAGACGCTTCGTATACTTTTCTGACGTTCTGGTTATCGAATATTCTTTGTGCCCGATTTGAATTTTAACTCGACCGGTACAATCTTCTTTGTTTTGATTAATTATATTAAGGTTTTTTCTCTCGTTCTTAGATGTACTGTTAAACAGCGTATATAATACGCCATCAATTATACTAGATTTGCCAGTATAATTCTTTCCAAAAACACCCACAATACCTTTTAAATTAGTAAAGTCAACTTTGTTACCTTCACCGTAGTTGAACATATTGTTCCATTCGAAACTCTTTAATGTCCAATTAATGTTTCTAGCAACAGCTTCGTTCTGTTCAACTTCAGAATTCATCTTCTTATTGAGAATCAAAACTTGTTCTAGAGTGTCGTCATCAATTGTATAATCACTTAAATACTCAGTAATTAGAGTTTCTTGTACTACAATATCGCGTAAATTTACACCGGTAAGAGTTTCGAAATCTTGGTCTAAATCTGTGTTCTTCGCTATAACCTTACTCAGAAAGGTTAAACTTTCCGGTTTAAAGCGATGTTTTGCCACATCAATTGTTTTTCTTAGTTTGTCTAAACTGAGTGGATAATGTGAAACCAAACGCAATCGTGCCGTTGGTGGTACTACTGCATTACGAGGTAGGTTACCTTTCTTAGTTAATATAACAGATACAAATGGTTTTGGGTTCAATAAAGATACATGTTTAACATCAAAATTATCTTTGTCTTGAATATCCCATACTAAAAAGCCTTTGTCGTTAGTTTCTCCATGATTTTGTTGGACTGTTGAACCCGCATATCTAACTCGGCCAGCGGTATCCATTACTTGGTTTGTTTTATGAATGTCACCAAGTAATGCATAATCAAAAGACTTAAAAATAGCCAAATCATCTTCGCCATTATCCATAACCCAACCCAAATCGGTTGAGCAACCAGAGATAGAGCCGTGATATAAAGCTATATTAATCATATTTTGGTCAGAAGGTGGGATCCAATTATCACGATCAAATACAGAAAGCACGTTAAATGTTATATCTTTATTAACGGAATATTCACCAGAATTTTTCAAAAGATGTATGTTTGTATGTTCTAATGCATTTACAATTGGAGTAATTGCATCTTGTCGTGAAGAATTTTTGAGATTTCCATCATGATTTCCAAGCACGATCACTAGCGGCGCGATATCAGCCAGATTGGTTAAAAACTCAGAACAAAGTTGAACAAATTCTGGTGATATCTGTGTTTTTGTATGTGCGATATCTCCGCAATGTACAATAAAATCAATTTTTTCTTTTTTCAATTTTTTATACAATTGTTGAAAAACAATTCGATATTCATAATGAAATTTAAGATTTCGAATATGAGTGTCAGCCAAATGGGCAATTTTATAACTCATTTTATTCCTTCCATGTATTATTATATAATATATTATATATTGTACTTTTACCTACATTAAACATATTCATTAATTCTTTTACTGTTTTTGTTTTATTTGTATATGTTTGGCGAATATATCGTACGTTGGGCCAAGTTAGTTTTGAACGTGGATTATTTTCACCAGACACATCTACATGATTATCGCTAATTTTTTGACGACTTTCCATAGTATGTGTTTTTCCCCACATACCATGTTGTTCACCCTTTAGAGAAACCCCGTACATAGGATTATTTTTACCTTTAGCTAATCCTAATATTTTTCGTGTTTTACTTATTTTTTGTCTAGTTTCTATACTAGTTTTAACCCCTAATCGACTTTGTGCTATATGTTGAATGTTATAACCATTTTCACTTTTAAATGATTCGAATAAATTTAAATAATACTGTTCTCGTAATAACAATATTTCTTTAATTGCATCAATTTCTTCAATAATTTCAAACAAAAAAGCATCTTCTCCATATTTATCCCATGCATTTTGAAGATAAAAAGAATGATGCTTTCCATTTTTTAAATTCGATCGATGTATACACCAGCGTTGTTTTATATCAATTGAACTTCCTATATATATTTTATTTGAAATAATATTGTATATCTTATATATTCCACTCTTTTTATGCATACTAATAATTAGTATTTCCCGTCATAATTACCTAAACAAATTATTCTTTACCCAGCCGTACATGGATTCGCCTCGCCCAGCGGTTCGTCTTCCCAATCGTCGTCAGCGGGATAATCTTTTTCAAATGCAACCGGAGTTTTTGCGACTCGACCCAAGCGGCTAGCTAGCTTTGCATGCAATTCGGCCTTACGCATAGCTTCATCATCCAACAAAGAATAATCACTTGAATGAAGAAGAGTGGTTTGCATATTCCGAATCCGATCGATAGTCTCTTGGTACCCGGTACCGAAAAGCTCGATACTTAGAATAGCTTCCTTAAGATGCGCAAACGTAAAGTTTTCCGTGTCTTTGGCCAGACGCTCTTGCATCTTACCAGACATTTCTTCACTCTTTACTTCAATATATTGTAGACGATGAGTAAAACTTGGAAATCCAACAAATTCAATCCGATCAAATCGTGAAGGTCGATTCAAAAATCGAGCAGGGATCCGCTCCGGATAATTTGTGGTTGCAACGCAAACAGTGTTTTTCAAAGGCACAAGACCATCCATAAGCTGTAACACTTCGTGCTCCGAACAATCAAGAATCCTATCAAAATCTTCAAAAATGAAGAGTTTGCGGCGATCGGGATCCACTGTGTTAATGATTCTTACAATATCGGGTAGACTATCTGTAAAATCAAATACCAATCCGTCTTCTTCAATAAATTTTGAAATCAACATGTCTAGAATACAACTTTTACCAGAACCGGGAGGCCCCCAAAGAAGGAATCCGCGTTTGTGACTTTCCGATCGGGCAAGGTATTTATCCTTAAGGCCCCAAAACTTTTCGAATTCACGAAGAAGCAAAGAAACAGATGAATCGTCAAAATGAATAAGATCCGAACTTTCATATTCCGTAATCATATCGATGTGGGGTGTACCCGAATGATCAAAATGTGTAGTGTAATAGCCAGCAGGTAGTACCGGACAGGTATCTCCAACCGGAATGTAATCCCCACAGCCATTAGTTGCAAATTGTTTAATCATTGTGTGTTCCTTAGTTCTTTGACTACTTGACTATAATACCACACCTAGGTCTAGGTGTCAAGGGTTTTCTTTACGAATATTTTAATAGAAGTCTGGTCAAAACACGT